CAAATTTAGGCAAAATAAAAAGCCCCTCAATGAGGGGCGTGTTTTATTTGTGATTACTCAGCGGAAATTATTTAAAAGTGCCATCTATCCACGTCATTACTGATTTTTCTTTATTTTAGGTTGAGCAACGGTTAAGCAACCGTTACGAACTTTAAAGGAATTTAGGGGTTTTTAGCACGAGAATATTTATAGATTTATTTGATAAAATAAATGTTGTCATCCTCTGGCTGTAATATATATTGAGCATAGAAGTAATCTTCATTAAGTTCTAGTAGCTGACCTTTGTTTTCGCCAGCGCACACAGTGGCAGCGATTACTCGTTTGCCTTGAAATTCAAATTCATCTGTTTTGCGGCATGGTTGCTTTAGCCAATCGTACATTTTATCATCCACATCAACTAATCCAATCATATTATAGTATTCTTCTCTAGATTCAGTAAGAACCCACCACACGAAATCAGACGCGTAATACTCGGCATCTGCGCGTTGATCTAATTCGAAGCTAACGCCTTTATACTCACTCCATGCTTTAGCAAATAGGTCGTTGTGAAACCACTCGGATATGTCGAAATTCTCCTTCAAATTCTCAAGTAAAGTATCCGTAACCTCTATTAAATATTTGTCCATTTTTGCTAACATTTTAGGTTCCTCCCCATATAATCGTTCCATACCCTGGCGAGATACTAGCCAGGTTCCTTTTGCCTTTCTGCACTCCTCTGATGTGAATCGTGGTGGCGTGTTCCGTTGACCAGAACACGCCTGCTTTACTGTAACAGGACTGATTTTCCACCGCTCCGCCGCTTCAGCGGATGTCATAACATCCTCGAACTTCATAAGTACCTCCTTATTTACCCCAACCTAATGCAATTTCAGTATCATTTTGCATTTCGGCTACCGCTTTTAAACTATCAAATGTATCGGCTTGTTCAAAGCACATATCATCAAAATCATTTTTGAAGGTATATTCCTTCCAGTATTTGCGGTTTAACTTAACTGCATATGCGTAAAGGTCTTTATTATAATTGCGAACTTCTGCAACGTTCCATTCCTTTAGGTATACAACTTTATTATTATCGATTACTAAAACAGGGTTTCCTTTAATGAACTTCACATTGTTAGTTACAATGATAATTTCATCATCGCTTATTACATGATTAAATTTAAAGTACTTATTAGAAGTATGTTTCACTTCTCCGAAGAATTTAGTCAATTGAGATTCTTTTACGCTTTTTAAAAATTCGCCATACTTGCTCATGATAGGTACTCCTTTTAATAACTCCCTTATCTTTGTCTTTATTATACATCGTATTCGATGTATTTGCAAGTACTTTTTTTAAATTTTTTTACACACAAAAAAAAGACCTTACCAAGTTATATCCTGGTAAGGTCTTTTATATTGTTACAGTCAATCCATACGTCCGCCCTCGTATGGTAGGGAGATGCTTGGATCACCTCTCAGTCATCGATGAATTGCCACTCCGATTGTCGCACCCGCTCCCAGTATTTGGGATAGGTTGCGTTGCATCCGTAATCTCTTGATTGTTTTCTTGTCGTTTTCGACTTTCTCTTTCAATTCTATCAAAGAGTTCTGCATTTCGGACAAGACAATTTCTTGCTTCACTAAGTCCGCTTTGGCTTTGTCCAATTCGGTCGTTAATTTGTCGATTGTAGTCTTGGCTTCGTTCAATTCTTGTCGCTGCTTCACGGCTATAGTCTGCGCTTCTGTCAATGGAACGTTGGACGCTTCGATTAAGTTCAAGGCTTTCTCGTTGTTGCTTTTCAATTCGTTCCACTGACTCACGGGCACGCTGATAGTCGGTTCCGCTTGGCTGGTAGAAGATGTATCCGAGGCAAAGACAGATGACGAGCCCAATACCACCGATAATAATATAGCGGTAAGTAGGGTGATTAAGTAATACTTTGATTTTGTCATACATTATTCCCCTCCTGTTGCATAATCCGTAATGCCCCTTGCGATAGCACGCACTATAGTATCTAAATCATTATTAAGTAGGGCTAGATCTTCATCATTATCGATAAAGGCCATTTCAACTAACACGGCTGTCGCGTCCGTGCCATTTAGCACCCATAAATCTTGACGTTCCTTAACGCCGCGATCCACGGTATTAATACTACGGATAATTTGCGATTGGATGTCGTTCGCTAGACGTTGGCCGTTGAAAGACTTGTACAATGTTTCAGTGCCACGTGCCTGCGTATTAAAAGCGTTGCAGTGGAGTGATACGAATATATCTGCGCCCCATGCGTTGGACTCAGCACATACGAGACCTAAGTCGTCATTCTGCAGAGTGCGCACTTCACATCCTGCTGTTTGTAAATAACAAGCCAATAACTTACCCGCATCACGAGCAACGTCGCATTCACGACGTCCTGTGTTAGGATTTACTGCTCCGCTATCCAGGTCAATATCATGACCTGGATTTATAAATATTTTCGTCATTACTATTACCTCCTTCTAATTTATCAGGGACCCCATTATTGTTTCGATCCAACCAAAGACCTAGGAAGCCTACTACGGCTGTCAATACACTAGGAATGAATATATGGTCAATAATATTGAGCCCAACATCAATCAACTTATTAGTTTCACTTGATACATAGCCCCTAGCAAATGCCATAACATACTCTGTTATGACTAGCCAAATAGGAATTAACATAACAAGTACTAGAATCCGTGTCGCTAGTACTCCTGTAGGATGGATATTAGCAACACGAACAGCACCATATACGGATTTCAGTCGGTTCATGATTTGATATTTCATTATCAGTCACCTCCTATATCGTCCGTGTTAAGAGTGATAGTTCTTCCTATTGGCATATTGTTTAGAACTTGGATATGCATCAGTTCAGTACTCAGACTTTGAACTGTGGTTTCAAGGTTATTGAGCCTGTGAAACTTCGCAGCATCTCGTTCTTCCAACTTGACCAATTGCTTTAGTATTTCCTGATTGCTTTTTGTTAAATCAGCGATACTGTTGATAGCATCGGATAACTTATCGTCATAGTCCTTACGCTGCTTATCCATGCGTCGAGCCAAATGGTCATCTAATTCTTGCTTAACCGCAGCTAGCGAGGTATGTTCTAAAAACCACACCATCGCACGAAACGAACCCCTAAGGGCGGCCCAGATGACCCCTAAGAGGGTCACCCAGAATCCAATGTCCGCGAAATACGGCGGAATTCCGAAGTCCATTAGCAATAATCTAATTTCGTCCATTTAGGCCTCCGCTTTCTCCCATTTCTCGTTATAAAGATTCCATTTTTTAGTATGGCCCGGATTGTGGACCTCTAATGAAATTTTTTGCATCATAACATTTCGTGGCGGATGAGATTCCTCGCTAACAGTCATTTTATTAACCCTAATGAGGTCATAAGATTTTAAATCAAGGTTATCATCTGCCCATACAAATGCGGGGATATTGATTACGGAAAGAGAACTGTTAGCGAAAGCATCCCTATCAATATCAGTGGCCTTCGGCAAATTGATAATGTTGTGATCGGTTCCAACGAATGCTAATGCACCAACCTTAACAACGTTTGGACAGGTAAGTTCACCCTCTAAGTCACTACGGCCATAGAACTGCTTAGGCAGAATCTCTGTGGCCGTTTCCGGATTGAATTCAACAAGACCTTTGATTTTAACAGTATCAACGACATGATCGATTAAGTTAAGATATTCAAGATAAATATCATCTGCACCATAAGGCTGAATTCTAATAGTGGCACTTCCAGATTGAATTTCAACAGTTTCTGTACTGCCACTCACTCGAACTTTAAAGCCGTCTTGGCCGGATACTCGAATTTCCGTATCCCCTTTTCTTGGTTCGTTAAATGTAAGCGGAGTGTAAGGCTGTTCAGCCAACGCATGGACAATAGCAGTTAGTATTGCTTCAAGGGTACCGCTATTAATAAGAACGTTCTTACCTTGAAGCGTTGATACAACGCCTGATAAGTTAGGCATCTTCACTTTTAAGGATTCCAACCACTCCTCCTCGGTTCCTACGAATCCATGTGCTAAAGCGATTTCATAAGCACTTTTCCCATTATCGCCTACCAAGGTTGCTTTTACTTCCGCCTCTACTTTAATCGGACTTTCAATTCTTACTGGTAAAGCTTCGTTTTGCATAATACATTCCTCCTCTAATCATGCATGGCCACATCCTGAATTATGTTGACTACCCCCATACCCAGTTTGTAATATCGGCTAGGCTCCGATTCCTTATATGCAAAAGCATCATACACATGCTCACCAAAGGACTTAATTTCTAGGGTATCCTTTCCGGAAATATTGAATGTCGCAATCTTCCCAGATGCTACCCCTTGCACTTTAATAACAAGCGGACCGCTTGCTCGCTTTCGTATGGCGAATACTGACTTGAACCCTGTCAAATCCACATTGTCATCTTGGACTGCGTAAACTATCCCGAAATCCTCGCCAATGTTGAGGTCTATATCCTTTACATTCATTACTTATCATCTCCCTTAATTGAATGGAATCGTACCATGTTTATCGTACCCGGTCACATCGACCACCAAATACTGAGATGTGGTTTTACCCGAGCAACCTACAGGATACGTGGTGACTGTATTCCAATCAATGAACTGATACGATTTCAGAGATACTGTACTCTCATCGTGAAATCTGAACGTTTGCCACACTCGCCCCGTGTGTGACTTTTTATCTCCATTATTGATATTTGGCCCCCAAACGGATACATCGATTACGGACATGGGTATAATTGCAACCTTGACGCCATATGACTTTGGGTCACGGGCCATGTTTGTAAAAGTATCCGGAACGTAGTTTGATAACTGGTTATACCAATCGTGCGCATAGTGATCAATTACACGTAGGTACCTGATGCGGCTATCATATATCACATCGTTCTGCAGATTGTAATCTGTTGCCCAAGACGCTTTATAATATTTGTGACGACCAAGAACTTGCAATGCCGTATTAGGCTTACTACTTCCTACCTTATCAACAAATCGAATACGGGGCGTGTCTGCATTAGCCACAACATCCTCGAAATAGCCGAAGCAATAAAACTTGATTCCAGCTTTTACTTCATCCACCATGGCTTGCGTTACCTTTTCGCCTGGTTTAATTACATCCACTACTAGTACCATTAATCGTTCACGACGTTTGTGGACCCATTGAGCCGCAAATTCATATCCTTGTGGAACTGATACTGCTATAAGAGGTGCGTCACCATGATATGCGTAATTAGTGACATAAAAGACCTGGATTACATTAGCCTCCCCCGCATTATATCCATATTGGTATTTATTTGTAGGCACCAGCATAGGTGTGTAAGCTACAGGCTTGAGCGGGATTTGAACCGTTGGCGTTATCCCCCTCATTGCCCCAGTGTAAAGAACTGCATCTTTTTGTTTAGGGAAACTAAGATATACTAGATTGTCATAGGTATCGTTTATAATCGTGACACCTTCTTTATTCTGGATGTTAATAAATTCCATACGCCAGCCACCCTTCATACGTAAGATCCTTAAATTGACGATTGATATTATATTCATCCTGGGACACGGCAAAGTAATATGTTATGATATTGCCCCTAACCTCTGCCACTAAGTACTGTCCCATGGCTGCGGCCCAGACATGCTGCCCAGGCTGCAATCCATTCACAGTAATTTGTTGGCGCCGATTTGGGATGTCAGATACATACATCCGCCCCTCGATTCGTGTAAGCCTTTCCTTGAGATTTAGTATGATATTGCCGTTAGCATCATAAGCTAATACATGCGGTTCCATAATACCTCCTACCAGCATCCAAGTTTAATCCGAGGGTTGTTATCGTCATCAAAGCCTGTAATAAGATTATCCTGAATCTCAACACGAGCACCGGTCTCTCTTGATCGAAGTAACCCGATTGTACCGGACACCGCCGATAAACTATCAACATGTAATTTGTCGGCAGTAACTGCGTTAGCCTGAATCATCTTATTAACAATGACGTTATCGTCGAACTTAGTCGCTCCAGTGATGTGAATCAATTTCCCCGCAATGTATACCCCAGACTGACTGAGGTTAATGCGAGACACCAACTCACCACCATCAATCTCGCCAATACTTTTTTTAACTTGTAAATCGATGCTACCAGCTAACTCAGTAATGCGAGATTCTGTATGTGACGCCAAATTCGTAATTCTTCTAGTGGTCTCTTCAGAATTCTTATTGAATTTCTTATCAAGTTCCTTAATTCGCTCATCTACTTTATTCAGCCCGAGAGACTCAAGGTCTAGCAAGCTCGCATCAATTTGTGTCTTAATCACGACTTGCTTCTCGTTAACGAGTCCATCTCCGAACACATCAACAAACGAGCAACGTATCCTATATATTCCGGCTGAGTTCGAATACGTCAGCATGGTGCTAGTAGTTTCAAAATCATCAGTGCGTTCATCTCCGATCACGTGGCATCGAATAGCGTAGGCCTGCGCCGGCTTAGTAGAGAAGTAAAGATTAAATCCCCCTAACTGATTTTTTACTACGAGCTCAGGCGCGGCCAACTGCGGAACGTTATACTCATATGTTGCTGCAGTCGAGTATTTGCCCAACGTGCTGCGAGCATATAAATAAACAGTATCTGCTCGTTTAGTTAAAGTAAGTACAGCAGAGGTACCTTTAACTCTTGCCAATAAAGCATTCGTATCTTTACCAGGATTATTATCGGTACGTAATTCGTAATAGTCGACGTCAGCATTCAGCACCTCATCCCATGATGCGGTGGCATTTCTACCGAAAGTAATACCGAAGTTGCTAGGCATATCGGGTATCGCGTCCATCGGTTTGACTAGCACATCAACCATTTGGGCTGTTTCTGCCCGGTTACCAAATCGGTCAACCGAAATCGCTTTGATTCTATACTCCTCGCCAGGACCTAATGATTTGATGATAACCTGACTATTACTACTGCCAGCGTACTGCCATTCTTGCCCCGCTACCGGCTTTCCGCTCTTCGACTTTAAGAGATACCAAATCTCCGCTACATCGAAGTTAGCAGGATTACTAGGCGGGTCAAATAGTACTTGTAAGTCATAGTAAACACTTTTATCGGCCGTTTGATTGTACCGACTTAGAACACGTAAATTCTGAACATCCTCTGGTGTCTGCATCTTAGGTATGGCTATGGATTTTGTCACGCCAGTAGTCAGCTGACCTAATTCATTAATTGCCTGCACGCGTACTTCATAGTTCGCGCCTAGCAGCACATCGGATATTGTGGTAGTATTTGTGGATGCTGGATAGTTTCCAATATATGTCCACGTATCGCTCTTTACATTTCGGTAATTCACGACTACATTTGAGACTTTTCCATCGCGAGGTAACTGCCACGTTACACCTATGCGTGAATACATGATGCCATTAGCACCATAGACATCACTCACTAACCCTACTGATTGAATATCAGATGCACCGTGATTCGTATAATCAATACTTGGCACCGTGCCATCATCCGATACGTAAAGTTCTGGATAGTATTCCATGCATTGGATCTTACGAGTCATTTCTGATAGCGTCTTTGTAATAGCCAACACCCGAAATGGCTTAGCCGATTTAGAAATCTCTCCGAATGCATATACCGCATCAGGCTGCACTGGTATAGCCTCTTTAACAATCACATTGAGACCCGATACATTTACTACGTTAAACGTAGAGACGATATCCGTAGCGTTGCTACGAATCAGCAACTGATAATTCTTCCCTGGTTGTACCGACACTTCCTTGTCGAGTGTAATCGTCTGGCCACTTACCGCAACCACACGACCGCCCTCGCCCCATTCAGGTATGTCGTGCTGAATTAGAATAATATCTCCTACCGTGCACGCTATGGCATCTGTAAACGCCTCTATTGTCACAGTGCGTATTTCATATTTATTGCATCGCAAGAAATGCTTACCGTGTTTATAGGCCTGCTCAAGACTGGTGCACCCCATGAGTTCAACTTGTGCCGGATTTGTTAGCGTATCCGACTCGTCGTAAGTGTCACCGTATACTGGAATGACGTCTCGCTCATAATCCTTATCCTTGTTAAGGAACGATATTTCAACAGAGTTAGCCCTAGCCTCCACACCTTGAAACTCTTCAGTAAAGCTGCCGTGTTTGATATTGGCTACAGTGAACAACTGTACTGGTGTAGATTGATAATCGCTAACACATGTGAACCTGGTTCCTACAGGAATTACTTTCCCTCGACCTACTGCCTCTGGATACTTTAACGCATCCCATAATCGCATAGCGGTGTCGTATATATAGTTGAATGTAAACCCATTTATTTTACACTTATCTGCCCATGCCTTAAATGCGTTATAGTCAAGGCGCATATGGGGTTGTCCGAATACAATATATTCACCGCCAATCTTACGGCAGATGTGGATTAAATCATAAGCAGCCCAAGCCGGATTATCAGCTGGTTGTGCTTCATACTTATTGATATACGGATTGAACACATACACCTCTGAGCGCTCTTGAATCCATGTCACTTTTGGATCAGTTCCGCTTAGTTGGGATGTAGCCAAAGCCTTAATTCCAATGAGGGCTTTCCCCGGATGCACAAAATCATCATAAATAATTTGGGTTAGCTGCACCCAGTAGACCTTATTAACATGGCGCAAGCTTTTACCATCTTTCGCACTGCATCGCATACGGATTTCATAGCGAGCCTTTTCGAGATTATCAAATCGAAACACACGATAAAACGCATTATTTGTCGCCTCTTCAATTCGCCCTGCATAATCGGATGTATTCGTCACGCTATTATCCGACTTGATAAAGTTCCACGCATCGCGGCGCTTAATATGACCGGCCATGCCCTTTTGATTTGCTAAAGGTAATGCCTGCCAGGACTCATCGCCTACCTTACGAATTTCTGCTTTCAAAGTGACAGACGTACGGTCAGCGCCGCCGCTATCATTTGAATAATATAATCCGTTTGGAAATCCAACAGTTAACTCTATCGCGTCACACGCATCGCCTTGTACCTGTTGTGTATTCCATGATTCAGTCAATTCATAGTTTAGGGATTGATCCGCAAAGTTATCATTGAAATTTGGGATAACGGTTTGGTCATTTGTGCCCTTTCTGATATCCACCTGCACATCCTTATAATTACTGATTGGGTTAGCATTAATACGAATATCTTCTATTTTTGATAATTCGCCCTCACCCGCACAGTATAAAAGATTAAGATATTGCTTTTCACCATCACTAATTACATGGCGGGATAATAATAACCCAGCACTTTTCATTCGGCCATATGTTACAGCTAAGGGGTAGCCTTGCCCAGTAACAGTTTCGGTACCTCCCCAGCCATATGTATTTGACTGTTCGGAATTCGAACGGTCAACCTTAGGAGCAGTTAGCTTTGAGACAATAGCATTACCTATCATCCCTACCGCCATAGCAATTACTGACCGCCAAATTAAGCTTTGGATACCAAAGATAGCACCCGAAGCAATACCACCGGTAAATACAGCCATCCCTATTGATAGAAGAACACCAAAGAACTTACCCTCAACTCGGGGCATTACCACAATGTAGTCTTCATCGTTTACAACTGTATCTGGTGCCGCCTCATGTCCATTTACTGAGTACGCCCATTCACCAGGTGCACTGAAGTAATAGCTGATAGACTTGCCCTGTTTAAATGGCAAATATTTTGTATCCCGTTGCTCTGGCTTGAACGGATTATTTACAATGATTACATTAACCATCTGCTACTCCTTCCTTTCATAAATGTGCTTCAATCGAGGCACGTATTTTGATATATGCTCTATACAGGTGCCGCTGTGTTCGGTAGCGTGTATAAATTTACCTTCACCAAGATAAACCCCTACATGATCGAGATTTTTACCATATAACGCAAATACCAAAACACTCCCTGGCATTGGCTCACGAACCTCGCGCCATTCATCCATTTGGATTTGGGTATATTCGGGTAGTGATATTCCACTACGCCGATATACCTCAACAACTACATCCCAGCATTTCATTTCCGAGAATGGGGTGCCTATGATATCAGTCAAGTCACTTATTGGATGCATATAGTCCTCCTTGCGGAATAGTAGGTTCTCCTCCAAATCGAGTACTGTTCCCCAATTCACGGCATCGCGCTAAGGTTTTATTGCATTGATTTTCACGGCCCTTATACCCGCACTGAACTCCTTTAAACTTGAACGGGCAGAAATCCTTCATCACACGGATTAACGGGAATCGTCGAGTAAAGCTAAAGTCAGTACCCAGTGTAAACTCCATCCATTCTGCGTTTGCATGAGTTCCCGTAATTACGAAATGCTCCTCTTGCTCACACACATCAGGTATGCTCGTATTCACTACACGAATGATGACATTGGCTCCAGTGAATCCATTATTAGACTCCGCCATACGCTGAATTGTACGAGTCACGTTAGATACAGATAATTTGATATTAGGTAAATCCGTCGCATTCTCTGTAACATCTTGAATGGTAAACGGAAATGCGATATAGGTATTGCCTTGAAATTGAATATTCTCCGTATTGTATACCAATCGAATCGTATCCCCTTTATAGGATATTTCTAACAGCATTAACCACACACCGGTGGCCGATATTTGGTTTTTCTCTAAAATCGATGCCGTTGAGAGCGGTAACATGTTATACCTCCTGTAATTTCACGGTTCCCATCCACACTCCGTAGTCATTCGCCGCAAAGTCTAACTGATCAGCAAATCGTACATTTAGTGTTTCCCGTGTTTCCGGATGAACCCAATCGAATATACCGGAGCAGTTGACTTCATCGAAGAACGACCGAAGTTTATAGTAATCAGCTGTTGGCAACTTGTACCCTACGGAATATGTCCGCCGGGTCTTTGTCGTTTTCTTCCTCGTGATTAACGTCATGTTTTCAACTTGGCCTTTATACGAAATATCTGGAGTAGTCTCCTGAATTGGATATATCGGCCATCGAATATCTGGAAATACTGCCATAGTTATACTGCGGATGCCTTGATGGCGTCACGCATACCTCCTTTGTTTGATTCCATAGCACGAACCACTACATCGATAACATAATTCTCACCATCGAACCGAGAGTTCTGTTGCTTACTTTCAAGTTCTTGGCCAGACTGATTAACAATATTAACAACTACGTTGTTACTTGTAGTGCCGCCCATCAATCTACGAGTTTCACTTGCCGTATAAATGCGATGTGATCCGGAGGACTGTAATAGTTCCGGTCCGTTTTCACCAACCAGCATAAGCCCTGGATTCGTTTTGCCTCCGGCAGCAAATCGATTTCCCGTAAATGCAGAACTAAACGAACCGCCACTTGCAAAGGACGATGTCCCTTTTGCAGCACCTAGTGAGCCGATGCCACTTACTGCACCACCAAATAATCCTTGCAACTTAGGCATGATATATTGTTGGAACGTTAACTGAATCATCATCTTAATAATGGCATTCGTCATATCCTTGAATATGTCCTTAATGCCTTTACTGAATGACTTCGTTCCTGTTGCCATAGCCTCGAGATTATTTGTCCATGCTGAATTGATAGAGCTCATCGTACTATCAAAAGTCGATTTAGCTAAATCAGCGTAGTTAGTGGTCTCTTGCTTATATTGACGTGCGGCTTCTTGTAGGCTCGTTTTCAGACTCCGACCTGCAAGTTCCCATAGCTTCTGTTGAGACTCTAATAGGTTCTTTTCAATCTGCAGTCTTTGAGTAGCCGTTAACTGGGCCTCATTGACTTCACTACGTGCATAGTCAATATAGGTCTTTAACTCTTCAGCAAGTAAAGCATCTGCATCACTGCGAGATAAGCGACCAAGAGTAACCATATTAGTTAAGTGGTCAACGGTTTCACTTGTTTGAGTGTATGCTAACTCTCTGATTTTCTGCTCGGTGTCAGATGCCAATTTTAGACGCTCTGCTTGAGCTTTCTTTTCAGCAAGTTCCTTATCGCCTACCGCTTTTGTATACTCGCGGACGTTATCATCAATCTGCGCCTTTTGTGCTTCGGCTTCAGCTTTGAGTAATTGTAAGCGGTCGCCTGTGCGTTCGAGATCGAGTTTCTTAATATCCTCGTTCATCTTGCGTACACGGATAGTTTGATTTCGTTGTGCCTCAGCTAATCGCTTTTGATACAACTCTTCGTTCTTAGCTCTAACTTGAGCGGTTAGATTTGACTCAGCAAGCTTCTTGGCATTCGCCGCACTACCCGCTGTGTCTGCAGAAGCGCTCGATGTAGCACCTGCTAATAAGCTAGTATCTACGTACCCTGTGATAGCACCAAAATCACCCGATACGCTTGGCTTGCTAACGACGCCAGTACTAGAATTAGCTCCAGTATATCCGCCGTTTCCGTCACTAATAACAATGTGATTGTCGCCAAGTACGACAACACCATCTCCGGCTTTAGGAATGTACCCGTCGCCTGCATCATGCCAAGCACCTGCGGCTCTAGCTGCATCCATGATAGATGGAACATATCGAGGTACGTCCTTACCAAATGCCTGCAATACAGAGTCAGAGAATAGCTTTCCGCAATCTGTTGCCCATGTACCATCTGCGCCTAACTCGTATGCTTTACCGAGTTGCTCATTAGCTGCGTCTAGTACACTCACAGCTTCTCCAGTAACGCCTCCGCTCAATCCAGAAACAGAACGGATAATCTCACGGATATTCTTATTGTTAGCTTCATACTGGTTCTTAGCAGTTAACTTATCGATTTCGTATTGACTGCCGTCAATTTGTAGGCTTTGCAATGTAAGAGACCGATATAGTTCAGACATACGCTCCACGGCACTCGTTAACTTCTCTGCCGCTTGTTGAGTTTTCTTAGCTGCCTGTTCTTGAGCTTTAGCCGCTTTCGCTGCTTCCTCATTCGCTTTATTGATAGCTTCGGTATTCGTTAATCCACCATTAGCAAGGTCCTCTTTCGCTTTTGCAAGTTCTTCATCGAGTTTCGCTTTCGCAGCATCAGCTTCTTCTTTTTGCTTTAAAGCCGCATCGATTCTAGCGCCCTCTTCTTTTGTAGCTAAGCGGTCATTCTTTACAAGTCCAAGCCACGCACTATCCTCAATCCAATATCGAGTATCATGCTTATCCATGTAGGCTTGGCTCATACCTGTAGTGGAATTAGTATTCTTGTGAATACGTTTACCGTCAACTTCTACGCCAGTATAAGATGCTTTTGTCTGTTCGTTATATCGGAAGTCAAGTAGCGCTTTCCCAGCAAGTCCTATTACTGTAGCTAAAGTTACCCAAGGACCCGCAGCGGCAAGTGTGGCTAATCGCATAAATCCGAGTGCGCTGGTTAATGACCGCATAACTACGATTACTGCTCCTGCTTCTGCACCGAATTTAACAATTCCGCCGATAGCTTCCTTTTGCTCAGCGGTCATCGACTCGAATTCTTTAGCGACATCTAATACGCCTTTTGCATAGTCATTAAACACAGGAACTAACTCATGGCCGATAGATACTGCAAGCCTTTTACCCGTATTTTCCAAATCTTTCAATTCCCGATTTAGCTTTGCGGATTTAGCTGCAGTCTCATCGTCAATGATAAGACCCATTGCTTTGGCACGTTCAGCCACCTTGTCCATCTGTTCAGCGGACATGTTGAGCATGGCGTGCATCTGATACCCAGTACGGCCGAAGAGTTCCATTTCGACACGAGTCTTTTCAGCTCCGTCCTTCATGCCTCTTAGGCGTTCCTGTATCATCTTGAACACTTCAACGGTATTCTTACCTTGAATCTGTTCAAGCGTGTAGCCTAATTTACTGAATATATCAGTACCGAGTTTTCCCTCTGCCCGAGCGACTTCCATTTTCTCTTTGGCCGCTCCGACGTTCTTGGAGAACTTAGCAAATGCACTAGCGCTATCTTCCATAGCAATACCCATGTAATTAGCTACTGCTAATAGTTCACTGGTTTCTTTTGCCGTAGCACCAGTGATACCGGATAATTTCTTAACGGCTACATCCCATTGAATAGCCTCTTTGGCTAATTTGGCACCGATGCCTACAACACCGACACCAGCACCTATCGCCATGAGATCATTCTTCATTTTGCCAAGGGCGGATTTGGCGCCTTCGGCACTTGCCGTAATTTTCTTGAGTCCGGCTTCCGTATTCTTATCGGTAAGCTGAACGACAATATCAATTAAATTATTGGCCATTCTTGTGCGCCACCTCCAACTCTTTAGCTTCCAAGATTATAAGCAAATCGATAAGGTGCGGTAGTGGCTCCGCGCCGGGAGGCCCCCGCCCCTCCTAAACCCCCG